GGAGGATTTATATTTAAATCATCCAATTCAAAAATATCAGGTCTAAAATATTTAACTTTATTCATAACAAAATTTATCTATTTATTACTAAGTCAACCAACAATTATATGTAAACAAATCATTTCTCTTTCAACATTTTCTGCAACTCAGCAGTACTCCCTACGAACAATGCATTGGTAACACTCTTAGGTGCGTTACTTGGAACTTCTTTTAGTCTTTTCATTTTCTCTTGAAGATCACCAAGTTTTTCTGTTATCTCTGCAACTTGTTTAATTAAGTTGCCTGCAACCTCATACGCTCTTGGTGCATCGCTTTCTCTGGCCAATTCAAGAATGCCTTCAATTGCGTCAGAACCTCGCTCAACCAAGCTATAAAGGTTTTGTCGTTGGTATGCATAATCATTTTCTATGTCTGCTTCTTTACTGTTATTTACTTGTATTGTTTTTGTTTTTGTTTCAATCGGAGGATTAAATTCAATTTCTTGAACTACACCCAATGCTCTATCAATTTCATTGCTCATGACGTTAATTTATCTTCACCCGTAACAACATCTTTAACTTTTGAGTCTTGAAAGAATGATGTTGTTTCGTTAAATCCAAAATCATCATCAGCATCAGAACTAGTTGGATCTGGCGTAACAGTATATCTCTGCTCTCTTGCTGGAGTATTTGCTGGAAGATCAGTATATTGATCTACAACGGCAGTCTTAATAACACCAGAATCAGTTACCGGACCATACAAATAAAATTTAGTTGTAAAAGACAACGTATAAATTATAGCTCTTCTCGTTTCAAAATCACCTTCATAATTATCCTCATACGATATGTCATTCAATATAATTGGTATATCTCTCTTAATACCCATATCTGCCATATCATTAAATGTTAAAGTATAATCAGGTTGAAAATAAGGAAGAATTTGTTCAACAATTTGCAAGGCATCATCAGAATTTTTTGCCATTATATAAAGTTCAATTGAAAGATTATATGGGACTGGCATAAATTGTGTATCAAGTTTAGAAGAATTCCCTGTTTTTGTTTTCTTAAACTTTTGTATACGATTCAATTTTCTAGCAGAATCATAAGTTAGGTTTTTAATTTCAAATCCAATACGTGGAAGTGTAATTGCAACTTGTTTTGTCAAGTCTGGATCTTCTTTAAGCCTAACCAAAAATTTCTGTCGTGGTCCATATGCTAAGGGAACCTTCATAGATTGTTGTATAACACCATCATTATCTTTACGAACTAATTGTATATTATTAAATACAGTTCCAAAAGCAACAATAACTTTTCTAATTGTTTCATGGTAAAATTGACTTCCTAACATTACGGATTGCTCCTATTATTCTTCATATTACTATTTATGCACCCGCAGTATGACAAGTTTTTAATGTAGTGCCACCAGAGTTTTTAATCAACAGAGTTGACAGTGTTTTAAGTTCTGCTGAACCAATCGCATCATTTGCCATTTTTGCTTCTGTCACTTGGTCGTCGGCAATGTGGGCAGTATCGATACTACCAGCAGCATAATGCTCAGAGTCAATAGCATCATCAGCGATATGTGCGTTATCAATAGAACCATCTGTATAGTGTTCTGAATCAATAGCATCATCAGCAATCTTAGTTGCATCAATAATATCAGCAGAAAGATGCGCTCTATCAATACTACCGTCTATATATTCATCACTGTCGATGGAGTTTGCTGGCATAACTGGTATCTGAGTAAAGGTCACTACACCATTTGAGGCAATCGCTATAGCATCCAAGTCACTAGCAGAACCAATAAGACCGCCATCTTTAACTACTAAGTCACCAGCAACTTGGAAGTCACCGATTGAACTTAGCGTTGCCTTCGCAGTTGCACTAGAAGCAGCAGTCTCAGATACACCTGTAGTAAATACCAGTTTAGTAGCATTTGCACTTGCAGTGAATGCTCCTTCAGCAATAGCGTGAATACCCGCAGCTACCGTAGAACCATCTGTTCCACCAGAGTCACCAGCGGCAAACTCAAGAGAAGCAATCACTTCATTTGCTACAAGCGCATCTTCTTCAGATTTCAACTGTAGTACCATTGGTAGATTATCACCAGTACCAACATGTGTTGCCGTAAGACCAACATTATGAACATGTTTAAGTGTAACATCAGAGTTTACACCAAAGGCAATTTGGGCAGCATCACTTATCAGAATAATGTCATCACCAATTACTGCATCCAAGACTACTGACAAACCACCATCAGTTTGCAATGAACCATCTGTTGTACTTGTAGCAGCAGTGCTATCGTCAGTTTTTATGATACCACTTGCAACGATTGTAGACGTTGTAACAGCAGCGGCACCAGTTGTTCCACTAATCGTTACATTACCATTGATATCAATTAGAGTTGAAGTTATGTCTATTTCATCGTCAGCAGCAATGGATAAATCACCATCAGCAGTTGAACCAATACTAATTGCAGAATCTCGGAATTGAATAGCCATCGCTGCGTTAAGCAATAGACCAGTGTCAGCAACGTGGGTTAGGGTAACATCATCGTCAGCACCAAAGGACAGTATAACAGCGTCATGCTGGAGTTCCAAATCTTGTGTTAGGGTTACATCACCATCGGAACCAATCGCAATCGCATCTGCATCTGAAGCAGAACCAATCGTTCCAGCATCAGCGATAATAAGATTACCACCAAGTGTGATACCATCGTTAAATGTTGTGAGTCCAGCAGCACTACCATCTATTGTCGCAAAGACTAGATCAGAACCACCATCTGTTCCCTTGAATATAATGTCGGTATTATTAGCAGCAGCATCAATAGTAATGTTACCAGAATCCGTTGTAATAAGAACTGCGGCATCACCAGCACCAATATCATCAGCAGCAGTTGCAGCAGTAGATGCCTGAATATATGTTTTCAGCCTGGAAGCAGCGGTCTTTCTATTCGCACCACCAGCACCATCATCAACAATAAATAAATCTGCATCAACGATAGCAGCACCGATATCGGTTGCACCATCTATGTCTAGGTCTGCAACCGCAATAGACCCATCAGGGAATACTGGTGCTTGACTAAATGTTACTACACCGTCAGAAGCGATCGCAATAGAGTCAGCATCACTTGCTACACCAATGGTTCCACCATCTTTCATTAGGAAGTCATCAGCAATGGTTAGAAGTCCAGCAGAACTTAATGTCATTTTTGCAGTTGCACTAGAAGCAGCGGTTTCTGATACACCAGTTGTAAAGACCAACTTGGTTGCGTTTGCAGAAGCACTAAAGGTTGCTTCAGCGATTGCGTGAATACCAGCGGCAACCGTGGCACCGTCTGTTCCATCTGAGTCACCAGCAGCAAATTCAAGAGAAGCAATCACTTCATTAGCAACAACAACATCTTCTTCTGATTTAAGTTGTAAAACAACAGGAAGATTATCACCAGCAGTAACATGTGTTAGTGTAAGTCCAACATTATGGACATGAGCCAATGTAATTTCTGAGTTAGCACCAAATGCAACTACTGATGCATCACTAAGCATTAATAAGTCATCACCAATAACTGCGTCTAATTTAACCGATAATCCACCATCTGTTTGTAACGAACCATCAGTTGTACTTGTGGCCGCAGTAGTATCATCCGTTTTAATAATACCGCTTGCAGTTAGGGCGGCAGTTGTCACCGCACCAGCAATGACACCTGTTCCTGAAACATCCAAATTACCATTAACATCAATCAAAGTTGAGTTTAATTCAATTTCATCGTCAGCATTAATATCTAGATCACCATCTGCTGGCGAACCAATACTGATTGCGCTATCACGGAAACGGAGTTGCATTGCAGCATTAATCATTATCCCTGCATCAGCAACATGGGTTACGGTAACATCTTTATCTGCACCAAAAGTTAATACAGCAGCGTCACTCAATAAGAATAAGTCATCACCAATAACTGCATCTGCGGCAACCGATAGACCACCATCAGTTTGCAATGAACCATCTGTGGTACTTGTGGCCGCAGTAGTATCATCTGTTTTGATAATACCACTAGCAGTCAAGGCAGCAGTTGTGACAGCACCAGCAATAACACCCGTACCCGATACATCAAGATTACCGTTAATATCAATTAGAGTTGAGGTTATATCTATTTCATCATCAGCAGCAATCATTAAATCGCCGTCATTATCAGAAGCAATACTAATAGCAGAATCACGGAACTGAATAGCCATTGCAGCATTAAGCAACAACCCTGTATCAGCAACGTGAGTTAAGGTTACATCTTTATCTGCACCAAAAGTTACTACAGCAGCATCACTGAGCATAAACAGGTCATCACCAATGACGGCATCAGCAGCAACCGATAGACCACCATCAGTTTGCAGTGAACCATCTGTTGTACTTGTGGCCGCAGTAGTATCATCTGTTTTCATAATACCACTAGCAGTTAAAGCAGCAGTTGTTACTGCACCCGCTATAACGCCTGTGCCGGAAACATCAAGATTACCATTGACATCAATCAGGGTTGAGTTAAGTTCTATTTCGTCATCAGCATTTATGTCTAAATCACCATCAGCGGGTGAACCAATGTTGATAGCAGAGTCACGGAACTGAACAACCATTGCAGCATTAACTAATAGTCCAGTATCAGCAACGTGAGTTAAGGTTACATCTTTATCAGCACCAAAAGTTACTACAGCAGCATCACTAAGCATAAACAGGTCATCACCGATAACTGCATCTAAAACTACCGATAGACCACCATCTGTTTGCAATGAACCATCAGTTGTACTTGTTGCGGCAGTGCTGTCATCAGTTTTAATAATACCACTTGCGGTTATAGCGGCAGTTGTTGTTGCACCAGCAATATCAACCACACCAGAATAATCTCCTGTTGCAGCATCAATTTCTCCAGAAATAGTTAGATTTCTTATGCCTGTATAATCTTTGTTTGAATCTAGAATGACTGCTTTAGAAGCTACTGCCGTACCTACTGCGGTTGAACCAATATCAAGAGCATTAAGTTCTCCAACCACAGCAGTAATACCGTC